CAAATCCGGATAGAATAGTATATGGAACTTATTTTCGGCTAATGTACGTTGATTTGTTTGGATACCTGCATGCGGTAAAAGTTGAATTATTCGGTTACGTTGTCTAAAACCAGATAACAGGTTAGCGACTATTTTATGCCCGCCTGCGAATATTTGTTCTACTGGTTTAAATATTGCTATCCATACATCGAAATACCGGGGGTCCAGACTTGTTATTATTCCTATGCGGTCCCGGAATACACTGCTATAAGTAGTCAATTTATTACTGATGAAACAAATGCGGATTTTAGTAGTATTGCCGGGTGTTGTAAGTTTAGCTAAATGCTGTGTGAGTTGTCCGATTGCAGGTCGTTTGGATTCTTGTGCTTCTGGACCAGTATCGGATTCCTGTTGGTGTTTCCTGCCTGGACCGCCGAATTCCATCCCGAATATGTCCAATAGGTATTCTAATTGGTCGTCACGTGGTATCATAAATCTTTGGGCGGCGGCGGCAGCTCCTTGTTGCGGTGCTAGGATATGCCCACCACTCCTATTAGTTATTAGTGCTTGATATTCCACTAGTGGATAAATACGACGCAAAAGCCGGTTAAATTTGCTGATTAATTCCCGGTCGCTTACCCCGTGATATGCGATATTATAATAATATGTAGACCCGCGGCTGGCTTTTTCAAAACTCCCTGGTATGGTATACCTGCCTATATCCGGCCAAGTATCAATCGCCCAATCTAGGGTAGCTGAATAGACCGCCCTATATCCTGCAATTCCACCGGCTGGGAAATTAGACCAAATCGGGACTTGCCAGAAAAACCAAAGAATAGTATCCCATGCCTCCAGTTTCATCAGGTATGTCCCGATTTTGATGTATACAGGTATATATTCCACACGGTCCATAAAGTGAATGCCGGGTAAATCTATTTCTGTGCGGGCAGCAGGTGGTAAGCAATACATGAGTAGTTTGATGAGTGCTAATCGCAGGAATTGTGACCGGTAATTAAAGCATACTGGATTCCCTGCTCGGCTGAATATTTGGTCGCCTGACATGGCAGGGTCCAGTACTTCTAATTGTCCTACTAATTTGCGGAATCCGTCGACCAGGATTTTACGCAAATGGATGGTCTGATGTGGTTGAGTATATCCACGTTGATGGGCTTGCTGATACACATCTAGGACCAAATCCGGGCTGGTAAGTATATATTCACTTGGTTTAGTTGCACGTTGTCCGTCGTGGAATAAATTCATTTCCCACCCAAAAATAAATTTTATTTCTATTTAATGTCAATTAATAAAAACCATATGCATTTTAACCGGCTGAAAAAGAATAACCTGGCAATAAAATAAATTACATAGCCCGCACACAGAAATACACAGCTAGGATGAAAACTACAAAAAAACAAAAACCAAATACTACTTCCAGTAAAACAATAAGGGACAAAAGACAGTATGGAAAAAACAGTCCTAGCACACATACAACTAACGGACCCAAACTAATGAAGCAAAAGGGTGTAAAGCAAATCACCGTCCCACAAATTATGACAGATCCCGAAATTGCCGGGAAAGAAGGACTTTTTTTTGAACACGGGCACTACCATGAAGTCATAGGAGGAGAAGATTGTGATATTTACGGAACTCGCGTGGATGGCACCCAGATTCTTTTGGCTAAACTCCGTGTTGGTGTGCTAGGACAAAAAGAATGCATAGCTGCATTCAGGGCCCTTGAACCATTTGCCCGGAAAACCTGGAATGTAAACCGGGGTGCGGCGGCCGGGCAAGTCAGTTTGCGCAAGTTGCCCAAATATGTTGGGGAAGTGGTCCAGAAAAAAGCCGGTGGATTCAGGTTATACTATCGTGGTAAAGATGGCAAACTCCGCCAGGATAATATTAGTAACCGAGTGCGGTCAAATATTATTGGGTTTTACGACCAACCTGATCGGAATAAATTGGCGGGTGGCAAGAAAGCACCAAAGGTCCCGTGCCGTATGACTGCTTGGACCCGGGACCATCCCCGCGAGTGGAACTCGGCAATCATACCAATAGTCCAACAAATCGACCGGCAATTCGCACAACTATTGCCCGACCGCCATCAAGTCCAACTCCAACGTGCAACTCGGACACCCGATTTCCAAATTCCCGGGACCGCATTTAGTACTATGACAGTGAATTATAATTATCAATCGGCTAATCATAAAGATGCAGGGGATTTAGATGAAGGTTTCGGCAATCTAATTGTCCTAGAACGCGACCAGTGTGTTGGTGGTGATGCGGCAACTAGGTATGAAGGTGGCTTACTGGGATTCCCGCAATATGGGGTGGCCCTAGATGTGCGACAAGGTGATTTCTGTGCCGTTAATGTTCATGAATGGCATTGTAATACCCAGATTGTTCCTAGTATTGGTAATACTAAGATTACTCCTAGTGTTCTAGGTTCACAAAATAATAATTCCCAAAAACAAAGTGCAAATCCTGTTAAGGAAACTTGGGGCAGGATGACATTAGTATGTTATCTACGGAAAGGTATGATGGATAAATGTACCGCCTAGCATGATATTTAAGATCATACTAGGCGGTATTGTGTAGGGTTATTTATTGCTTAGCTAGGAACAAACACAAAACCACAAAAAAAAAGTTTTGTAAGTCAATGAAATGAATCAAAGACTGCAATACTTAAACCACCGGATAAAGAGTCCGGAAGGATTTATAAAGTATTGGGGTCTAACCTGACCCGCAGGTATTTTTATACTGGTTTTCTCCAGTGCCAAGGATTTTCACCCTGGCAAATCACCCGGTGCAAGGCGGAACTGAGGGCGCACCGCCCTCAACGCTTCCTCGCAACATGCGATCACCAAAGCAATTCGATTCAGAGAATTCTGAAGGGCGTCATACCCCTCATCATTCTTTGACATCTCCGACAAACGTTGCCTCACTCTGATGAGGTCCCTCTCCAGGGTTGCACGTCGATCGATCAACATCTGCCTCTTCTCTTCAATGGTCATGCCTCGCTCCCACTGCTCAACTTGCTCGACTTGCAACATGCTGTTCTTTCTTGAGAAAAGCTAACTAAACACCTACATATAATTTTAATAAATCAATTTTTGATAATTCAACATTTTTTTGCTGTTTTTAATGTTTGTGGTACCGTCAAGTACCATCAAGTACCGTTAAGTACCTTATTTAAGACCACCCTATTCGGGTGGCAAATAGGTACTTGACTAGTGGAGTTTAGTATGGTATTTAAGACCATACTAGGCGGTACCTTATTTGAGACAAGGTGCCTTCACCACCGACCATGACCACCCTATTTGGGTGGCAAATAGGTATTTGACTAGTAGAGGTTAGTATGGTCTTAAATACCATACTAGACGGTATTTTAGAACTAGTTGGCAGGCAGAATGGCTTTTGATTCAAACCGTGTAATATACGCGTCCATATTTTCATCAATTTCTTGAAAGTTCATAGCAACAAATTGACACCCCATTTCAAATGCACGCTGTGAGTCATAATTACGGGTTATGAAATCACCCTCCATATTTGGTACGACTATACATAATCCACCATTAGCAACATGAGATTTAATCCGCCCACTATCAAACCCTAAGTCATCAAATTTCTGAGCGCAGACACGCATAATAGTAGCCCGATTATTTGAACCACCTTGAGATTGTGAGCCTATGACCTGGTCTATGCCGAGTGATGTTGGGCTTGGTGGTATATCAGCAAGTGATTCACTAGTTTTCTTAGTTATATTATTTATTTCTTGCATTTCTTGCATTTCTTGCATGTCGAGGTCTGCTTCCAATTCATCCACATCTTGCACTTCTAGGCCTGATTCTTTCAATTCATCCGCCAAATTTTTAATATTCTGAGTAAGTCTGTTTTTTTCGCTAAGAATTTGACTATCACTAGCACCACCAGTACGACCGGTTTTATTACTTTGGACTGCAGCACGTGATGCAGGAGTGTCATTGGATAATGATTTTTTGAGTGCAGCTAGTGAGTCAGATGAAGCATCACTAAATTTACTCTTTTTAATAGAGCTATTTGACTTCTTCTTATTTTTATTTGATGACTGGAATCCTTCAGTAGAACTAGAAGATGCAGAAGAGATATTAATCCCGGATACATCAAATAATTCATCGTACCATACAGCATTAACTAATTCTTCAAGTCGACTTCCTTCAAACCCAGTACTACTAAAAATCACAACTTTATTTTCTAATTCACGTAAAGAAGTTTTAGCAAAATCAGTATCGAATTGGAATGCATATTTTGCATCTAAGAGTTTATCCCGGAAATAATCAGTCAGAATATCAGCCATCAAGTCCAAGCAATAAGTATTTCCACCAGTTGATAGATTCAAACCTATAAATAATGGGTCAGTATTATTAGGAGTACCATCTTCTTCACTAGCAACTTGGAATGCATTTTCACTAATTATACGGATGACCGATTCGAACGTGGTTGTATTCAACATTAATTTCCATTCACCGTTGGAATACCCTGAATCAACTACTGGGACACCTTTAGGTCCATACACACTACTGAAAACATTTAATTCAAGGTACCTAGCACCACTTCGCAAAGCGGCCTTAGTAATTAATTCACTGGTATATGAGAACATTTGATTGCCACTATGGCATGCGTTATAACTACCGGCAATTTGGAATTTATAAAGTGGTTCTGTGGCCTGCTGTTGTGACATATCTACTCCGGTAATTTTTTGGTATCGTTGGTACATTTTCATTTTATCTATTGTCCGACTGACGTTAAATGTTTTGGAGAAGAAGTAGATTAGAATGATTAGGATTATCACTAGGAAGACACCTAGTATTATAACATAGTTTTCGGTATTGGCAATGATATTAATATCATCACCTGTTCCAGTTTCATCACCTAGCTCAGCAGCATCAATATTTCTTGCAGGTTTGGTTATGCGATTCCCAGATGGTAAGATATTACTTGCGGCATTCTTGGCAAATGTTGTTATCTTGTCTAGTATACCGCCTTCACCAGATGATGATGATGGTTTATTTGTATTATTAGCCGAAAGAACTTGTTCGCTATTTTTAACACGTGTATTTAGGCCTTGTATTAATTTCGCGGAGTTATTACCAGCTTGTGCGGCTTCCTTATTATTAGACCCGGCTTCCTTTTTGTATTCGGCATTTAATGCTTTATCGAAATTATTTGCTGCACCAATTGGCGTATTATTGGCTGATATTGAATTTAAACTTGATGAGCCATTGTTAGCTGCCGCAATATTTCCTTGTTTCACTGCTTGAATAGGTGCAGCTGGTTTAGTTGTGTTATTTGTTGCAATAGGTGCAGCTGGTGCAGCAGCTACAAGCGGCTGTGTGATTGGTTGATTTGTTGCCATACCGTCTATTTTATTAATTAAGTGTATTTTGTTCCGCTCATAGTTATCGCAGTCACTATAAATCAAAAAAAAAAACAAAAAAAAATAATTATTTCCAGTTTGTTAGTTTTATGGTTTTGCTTGAACGAATGAATTCACTAGCTGGAAGTTCTTACCACTACCTAGCGATGGGCCATATCGGGCAGGTTTAATTATTTTACCCTTGTTGTTTTTCACTTCGGCTTGTATAAGCAGCCGGTCGGATTTAAATAGTAATGTACCAGATTCATCTGCAAATAAAAATCGACCGCCAAAATCAGTTAAGGTAGTTTGGTCACCATTTTGTGTGAGGATAAATACTGACTTGCGGGTGTCAGGACGTGCAAGGGTTGCAGATAATTGACTACCTGTACTCACTAAATATTTATTAGTAGCTGTATCGCGGAGATAAATGGCAATTGACTTGTCTCCGGTACGTGCTCCCGATACTGGCGCGGGTTCCACGGCTAGGAGTGCGCCTTTATCTATCGGTGCTGACTGACTCAATGATACTACACCACCAGTGAAAATCCGCAGTGTTCCTTGATTACTCGAAGATGCCACCCGGATTTGCCGTATAATAGGTAACCTGACAACTCCAAATGTAAGTAATCCGGTATTATCATCTGTTTTGGGTACCAGTTTAACCGATGTCCGGATTCCTGACAAATAAAATGCATCGCGGAAACCTGCTGGGTAAAGCCGGAAACTAATATAATATTCGGGTTTGCCTGCACCAGAACGATTTGCTGAAGTGGTATCTGGTGCTAGCGCAGGGTATTCAGGTTGAAATGATTGCCATTTTGCATCGGCCGCAGTAGTCCCAACTGGTGCCAAGTATACATCAGGTGCCGTTGTCCCAGCGTTCCCAACCATACCTGAACTATCTTTGTCGAAATTTGGACTGACGGTAATAACTAGGTTGGGTTGGGATGCGGACGCAAGCATGACTAATTCACCAGATTTACTCAAAGGACTCTGACGTAGAACAAAACCACATGTTGTGAATAATACGGAAGGGGTAGTGCTAGGACTAATTGGAGAAACACGTAGTCGTTCGCCATTGATTAGTATAGTCCTAGATACACCACCACTGCCACCATCTGCCGTTGCTGAGGATTGAGGCATGAGCCTAAGGTAATTTGTACCATTCCCATATTTTAATAAAAACTTCGTATCGGTTCTACCACCCATTGAATTATTTGCAGCGTCAAATGAGCCCACTATATCTGCCAGACCCGGTTCACTTGCCGGTAATCTTAGACCGGTGGGTTTTAATACATAACTTGATTTACGGAATATATTTATGTATCCTAGCATAGTCTCATCAGTGGTTTGATAATTCATTGCTATAAGTTGGCAACCGGACATAATCGCATCAGCCGGATTATAATTGGGACTATCGATGGGTGCACCACCAGTTCCGGAGACAGCTGATTTCTGAACTGGTTCCACTAGAGTCATACCAATCATGTTAAATAATGTCAATCGCTCACTAGCAGGCGCATCTTTACCTAACACCGCGTCCATGATATCCTTGGCGCTCATACTACTACCTGTAGATGCCGTACTACTTTTCAGTGCGCGTGTTAACTTACCTAGTGCAACGACCATAGATTTCTGTTGAGTTTGACTTAATGACCTGAAATATGCAACTTGGTCTACCTCTTTGGATAAATCAGGTTGTACGCTATCTACTGTTATCACCTGCCAAAATTGATGCGGCATTGGGACTACCAATTGATTTAACCTGCTGGCTTCATACCCTGGGCTACTTATCAGAATCACCCGGTTGAGTAGCGTACATAAGGGTTCAAAAGTAATCGGCCGGGAGCGGAATGGTTTAGCATCAAGCAGACTATCACCAAGTATGGCACGTATATCTTCGGCAGCTTTGTCCAATACCCCGTCATTGTTAGTATGGATTTTCAAGTGCAATATTAGTGGATAGTTAATGGCACGTAGAATTGGTCGGTCAGGGTCACTTGTTTCGGGTGTGATGAACTTGAATGCCGCGTCTCGGATGGCAGCTAGGACTTCCCGGAGAGGTAGTGTATTCAAACTAGTTATCAGATTACCTTCTGCAGTAGCGACTACTGGCTCGCTATCATAATTAACCCCGGATGCGGCAATGGGTATCTGGATATACCTAGCACCATTAAGAAGTACTTTGGATATCATTTCTGTACTAACATAGTCCATTGCCTGTTTACCGATAACTGGTGTATTGTAACTTGCTGCGATGTAATAATCACAGAGCCGGTGTTGGAGTCCTGGTGTGAGCCGCTCACATTTGGGTAACTTCTCCAGCATTAGGTCTTGATGATAAGTTATCTCAGTTTGTTTGGCCCGATTGAGTTTAGTAAATGTCCGGTTATATAGATATATCACTAAAACTATTAATATGACTATAAGTGATGCAATGATAATCCCATTGAAATCTTCATTAATGAATTTATTAACCTGTTGCCCGATACCTAGCTGTGGTCCTGTCGCAAGTGAATTTAATAATTTTGAATTCCCTGCAGACGAATTATTAATACCTTTGGTTGGTCCTGCACCACTAGTATTAGTATTATTTCCTTTACCAGATGACATTCCGTTTTACGATAATTTGACAAAAGAAAACGGCAAAAAAATAATTAGAAAACTAAACATGCGCTAGGACCAGAGACTAATAACCAGTTATAAAATTTGGTTGTTACTTGTTGGTTCTCCAACGCGTATCCTACTTATTGGTCCAATGGACGTTACAGTTCATGCAAACATACAGATTGAGGAGTTTGATGTTATCAATACACATAAAGAGTACATCATTCTTGTGTTCACCAGTATTGCTACCACATGATTTATTAGGACAGGGCATAATATCAATATGCGGGATAGTAGGGTCATATTTTAAGAAATCCTTGCGGCGGATGTAATATTTAAGACGGTCAATATTATAAGGGTTAGTGTAAATACATGAATTATTTGTATTTTGTGCTGTATTCTTATAATTGCAATTACCGCACTTATGAACTAGTTCTACATCACCTCCTTCTTTTTTAGTGATTTTGAGGAAAAGGAGATTACGGCAATCCGGGCAAAATTCCATTGTATTTATATATAAGGTTCTAGGGGTTAGTCTATCTTATTTAATAGGTATCTAGTTTTAAATTGACATATCTTATTCGCTGTAAAACAATTTTTTTGTGGGTTGCCGCTGACGGTACTTAACTAGTAGAGGTTAGTATGGTCTTAAATACCATACTAGGCGGTACTTAACTAGTAGAGGTTAGTATGGTCTTAAATACTATACTAGGCTGTACCCAGTAAATATTTAAAATATGTCTATTAATAATAAATTACTATTCCCAGACAAATAAATAATATGCCTAGCAAACATCACGCAAAGCGCCATCACCTTAAGAGTGCAAACAATAAAAAGACTGTTAAGAAGCAAGCCCGCCGTCATCGCCGTTCCCAAAAGAAACAAACAGGGGGATCACCAGCCAGTCGCTCTGTAATGGACTTTGTTAATACCAGTGGTCCGGCACTAGATGATTATGCTGTTGGGATGGAATTACCAAGTATGGATAAGATTACTAAGTGCGCTACTCAACAAATGGGTGGTAGCTTAGTTAGTGATGCGGTTATGTCTGCCAAGATGGGTATGACTGACTACCAAGAACAAGCCAATTTACCCGCTATGAACCAACTTGGTGGCGCCGGTTGTGGTGCCAATCCCAAGCAACTTGGTGGCGCCGGTTGTGGTTCTACAACACCTGAGAATTTGCTCGGCAACGGTAATCTAGGACAAAAAGGTGGTAGCCCAGCCAGCGACCGTTTAGATTCATTCACCCAGGTATATAACACATCCACCCTAAATGAAAAGAAAGGTGATGTCATTACACCTGATATGATTTCTGGTGGTGCAGAGCCCAATCTTTATCAACTAACAGGTGGTCGTGGCAGGAAAGGTCGTCGTGGTACCAAAAAACAAAAACTCGTGTCTAAACAACGCGGTGGTAATTTCCTCGGATTAGCAGGTTGTGGGCCTTGGAATGGTACTGATGCCGGACGTAAATATGCCGATTTCTTCACCAAGACCAGTAAATGCCCCGGACCTGAATGGTATGCCAACCCACCTGAACTCCCTAAAGCCGGTTCAGGTGATGCTGTCGACCTAGCTGTCGGTGCCACTTATCCTTTTGCTTAGAAGATACCGTCCACATTGAATTACCGCCTAGTATTTTATTTAAGACCATACTAGACGGTAGTCATGTTTTTTGTTAATTATTTTATGAGTTTTCTATTTATCAATCTTCACTGTGAATAATAAATGTTAGAATGTCCTGATGAATTACGTGGGCTCAAGGCTATTGACATCGACCCCGTATACTTATATTCATATTGGCTTACTATTTATTTTATAGTATATGCTGTGTTATACCTAGCACTGCAACAAATGAGTGCCGGCAAACAGATTGGATGGTTATCTAATTTCAACCCATACCCAACTATTATAATTGGTTCTGTAGTCCAACTCTTATTTTTTGTGGTTGGTGCACGGGTAATGCCCATCTATTTCATCGCTGGTGTCGCCACTTGGAAACTTGTGCTCATCCTAGCTACCATTGTAATCTTACCTGTAGATTGGTCGCCAGTGACTATCTGTTGCAATCTTGCTGTGCTAGGTTTGTATTTCCTGTATATGTTCTGGGTGCACAGGATTAATCCAATTGACCTATATGCATGTATTGAAACCAATCCGGATTACTACCCACCTACCGCAAGTGAATTCATGCGTACTAGATTTGGGTATCGTCCATATTGAATTACCGTGGACACTCTAATATAAGCCCACCGAGTCTCTGGTGAGGCAATGGGCTTTTGAGTGTCTAGGACCTGGTGTCTCACTTGAATTGTAGCCCACCCCTGATGGTTGGCTTATAATTCATTGTGGACGGTACCGTCAAGTACCTTATTTAAGACCACCCTATTCGGGTGGCAAATATGTACTTGACTAGTGGAGTTTAGTATGGTCTTAAATACCATACTAGGCGGTACATTGCAAAAATTGTTTTATGAAAAATTTAGTCCTAGCATAACAATTCTATCATAATACTACAACCTGAACTAAACTCTCTAAAACCAAATAGGAATGTCCGCCATTACAGCTCTTAAAAATCGCGTATTTCTAGGAAATGAAGATAATGCCCGTGACATAGAAATGCTCCAATCATATGCAATTACCCATGTGATTAGTCTTACTCAATCGGTATATCACCCTGACAAATTGAGTTACTATCCGATTAATATTGATGATAGCCCTATTGCTAATATCTATCAATATTTTGAACCTTGTGTGGAATTCATAAATAATACGTTGGATGCCCTAGCTACACCGGAAGGCCAAAATATCCTAGTTCATTGTGCGGCAGGTGTTAGTCGGTCCGCTTCGATTGTCATTGCATATATCATGAGCGCACAACGAGTGGATTATGAAACCGCCCTAGCACTTGTTCGCGCCGATAGACATTATGTTTGCCCGAATGAGGGATTTGTGCTACAACTCCGGCAATGGCAAATGGCGCTAGGGATTCCCTTCCGCGAACCTGAACCATATCCCCTACCGGTTTGGCATTCAACTAATGGCCGGGTTAGAATATATAATGAACGTGGGCTTTTTCTTCCCAAAGAAGACCAACCTAATCCAGCAGTAACACAAATTATTACCCGGTTTTACATGCAAGATGGTATTGGTGGATATCGAGTTGAACTAGTGAATGGTGCGCCGCAGTCTGCCTTCACTGGGTTCTCATTCCCAAAAGTTGGTTATGCTACACAAGATATACACTCTAAACCCGAACAAATAATTATTTGCACTAGCCGCGTATTGCTAACATTCATTGTGGCAAAATGTATGCGGATTCAAGGATTTGACTTTGATGATGTCATTACTGAATTACAGCGCATGCGACTGGATACCAACCCATATATTCGGCAACAACTAGAACAACTTATTACCGGCACTAGTGAAGACCTAGTACAAGAACGTCTAGGACTACTCGCGACGTATTCTAAATATATCAGCTGGTATGGACCAAATGATTCAGATGACCGGCTTTGGGGGATTTATGACCTACTTCTCAAATTTGAAACTTGGGCTATCCCGGAAGTGCTAACCGCCAGGGACGAACTTGTATTCCTAGTAGCAAATAGGCTAGGATTGGATACACCGGATGATGGATTTGAAGTCCATGAACCAGATGTTACAAGTGAGGAACCTAGAACAGCGCCAGTTCTTGGACCAATTCAGGAACCTCAAAGTGATGAGGAAACAGATGAGTAATTAATCATTTAATAAGAATGGTCTGCGTGGGTATTCAAAACTAGCAATTATTAATTAAAATTCATTTAAAATAGTCGCACTTGGTTGATTTTGCATCCGTTTCACTGTATTTTGATTGTTTTTATAAAATATTTAAAATAGTCGCACTGGAGTCGCACTGGAGTCGCACTGGAGTCGTACTGAATTATTTTTTTATACTTTCATATTAGGTTTTTTACTCTTCAGTGCGACAGTGCGACATTTTCTTCTTAAAGTAAAATAAAAATTTAAAAACAAAATAAAATAAAAATTAAAATATACAAAATAGTTTTTAAAAAGAGTCGCACTGTCGCACTGTCGCACTAAAAAATTTAGAACTCATACGATTATAATGTGTATACGCCTAGTGCGACTCAAAATATTTTTTTTTTGAATATTGAAAAAAAAAAATAAAAAAAAAATATAAAAAAAAAATATAAAAAAAAAAAAAAATCTATTTATTTTTATGTCAGCAGATTAGCATGCCAACAGTCTATTTATCTGGGTTGGCTACGAAGATAGACGTAAAACGAGCCAATATGGTTTGTTTCTACAAAAAGTATCATTTTTTGTATATTTTACTATTTATCCCAAAATACAAAAAAAAATAATTCCATTATTCTAATTCTATAAGACAAGTACTGATTATTCATTACCTCTTCCATTTCTTACCGCATTCCAGGCAAGTAATGAAGATTGTCATAGGTTCATCCGCACTACGTGTCTGTAGTTCGAAATAGGAACAATTACGCTTATTACAACGACCGCATTTAAACATAGTAGTCGTATTAAAATGGGTTTTCTGCTTATTCAATTGTTCGATCTTAATCTTTTCATCTTTAATATTCTGCCAATTACTAGGGTTTAGGTCAAATGGCAAATTATCGGCTAAAGTAAGCGGATTGAGTTTCTGTTTAGTGAAAATCAGGTCGCGGATTTCAGTATTTTGCACCCCAAATTGAGTACTTAAATTCCGGATGATACTCTTTGCTTTAGCCACATAAATGGATTTGAATACCGGATTATCCCAAGAACTGAATAAGTAATCCTTGGTTGCCCGGGCAATAGAATAGTTATATATACTGGATTCAATTTGCCGGGCAATCAGTGATGTCATGGGTGTTGCATATTTTATAAGCCCATCATAGACAATTTGGCGCTCACGTTGTGTAAATGGTTGTCCGACCAATGTATCGACCCAAACCTCGGGTACGAGAAGGCTTTCATTACTGAAATGCATGTCGAATTTATTCTTACGCTTACCACGACCTAGAGCACCAGGTAGCTTAGTTTTGTTTGTGGGTGCAACTTTTTTCTTTTTGGCTGCAACTGGTTTGCGTCTGGATTCTTCATCACTGCTTTCATCTTCTTCCTCTTCTTCTTCAAAATATTCACCACCGGCGGCATCATCTTCCTCTTCTTCACCCACTGCTTCCTCCTCCTCTTCAGCATGTTCTTCACCTTCTTCTCCTTCTTCGGGCCCTTCTTCTACACCCTCTTCAGTTTCAACTTCATCTTCGGCTTCAACTTCATCTTCGGCTTCAACTTCATCTTCGGCTTCAATTTCATCTTCGGCTTCTTCCTCATCACCGGTTTCTGCATCAGTACCCACTTCTTCCTCATTACATGTTTCGACTTCAGTATCTTCCTCATCACCCGTTTCATTACCCTCATTTAACTCCTGAATAATACTTTCCGTAAGAGTAGTTGGCTTTTTAGTTGCAGATACCGGATTACCAGAAGACATTTGCATAGTAGCAATCGTACTAGGTTGTTTGGTAGCCGGAAATTCAGTATCTTTGATTAACCCAGTCAAATCTCGGGTGTCCTTATAATCCTTACCTACTTTAAACAGCCAAACCGGTGCATTATAATATTCTACTGGTTCACTCGTGCCTTGGACCCACACACTATCAATTAGGGGCTCACTATCGCTCCGTTGTGTCCGGCGTTCTTCCATAACTAGAAGTGTATACCCATCCGAACAATCAATTGTTTCAATAAACCGGATATGTTTAGCAAACTTAGGACCGATAAACCGAACCCAGAATTCATCAATTGGAATCCTATTCTGTTCATTTACATAAAATTTAGTATATGTCTGTTTAGGTAGTGCATCTTGTTTACCATATGAAATCGTTAATTTAGATCCACCAGTAGTTGTATTTTTATTGGCATCTTTGTCAATCTTAGCGTAATTAATAGGGTATGTTGACATTTTTTGAGATGGTTATTTTGGACCTAAAATAGTATTGATTGAGTAATATGCTTAGCTATTAAAATGCTAGTGAATTTTTAAGTTGATAATAATTATTTCATGAAAAACAATTTTTATCACTTCGACACTTGATTGCATAGTATGGTACCGTCAAGTACCTAATTTAAGACAAGGTGGCGAAGCCACCGACCATAACCACACTATTCGGGTGGCAAATAGGTACTTGACGGTACCATTCACATTGAATTAGCTAAAAAATTGTTTTACATGAGGTAAACATGTCGGAACATAATACGACTCATAACACTTACCCTCGCAAAATGACAACCAGCGAAATTTTAAACTCTCTAATCTCTGATACAAAGCTTGGCAAATATAATTTACTCAGAATTCTGGTACCTAGCACATCTCTAGGCAGTAAATCTGCTGCTAATCTTATCCCTGCAGTAAAATCCTGGTTAGGGCCCGACCAAATTGAATTAAATATTACTTTGGACGATATACAAATTGATATGGCTACTAATATTTATCAACATTATTCACAACGTGTAATGAATATAAACGACCAATCTGATGAATTAATGTCTGAATCAATTGCGAGTGCAACACCAAGTCCTATGAACTCATATACCTACACCGAAGGTCGGGTTTATAATAGAGTGCCTAGGGTAGATATTTTAACACGGCCATCAGGTAAACTTGCCCTATTTAATGTTACCCGGGATGATGTGAATATTCCACGATATGCAGCAAATACACTCCGGAAATATGAAAGTATTATTACTGAAATATTGATAGATGACCGAAATAATATAATAATGCCTATCAGGCGTGTCCCTGTATTACACATTCATATACCAGAAAAAGGCCGGACGTTGAGTGAAAAGTACCTTGAATACCGATTCCAGCTATTGGAATTTGGTAAAACACCAGCTCATATATTCATTAAACAAATACAGACACCTGAAATTCCTACAGTATCAAAAAATAATGTAGTTATTGGTATTGATTTTGCAGTGGATGAAAAAGAATTCATAAGTGATGCTAGGTTGGCAATGATTATAAAGTATATTTCCGGGCTACAAATCCTATTGGGTTCTTTATAATCTGTTATTGGATTATTACCGTAGACACTCTATTATAAGGCCACTCTGAAGGGGGTGGGGCTTATGAGTGCCTGGGACCTAATGTGAACGGTAGCGCCTAGTATGGTATTTAAGACCATACTAACCTCTACTAGTCAAGTACCGTTAATTAGTTGATTTTGTTTTTATTTCTTTTTTTGACTAATCCAATTCAAAAACCCGAAAAAACCAAAACCCCGAAAAAACAAAGAAAAAACCAAAAACCCGAAAAAACCCGAAAAAACCAAAAAACAAAGAAAAAACGAAAAAACAAAGAAAAAACAAAGAAATAAAAAAGAAAAAAAATTGTTTATCCCAAATTAAAGCTATATTCATTAATAATAAAAGACACACTCAATAAAATTCAATCACATATTACAAACACCATATTAGGCACTAACAATGGCATCATCCGACCTTTACCTTAATAAACTAGTATACCAAAGCCGCGCGCATATACTAGAAATGCTGGAAGACCGTGGATTTGATGTCGCAGCACTTAAAAATTATACACAAGAGGAAATGCGTGTACTCCTAGAGAAACATCAACAAGGCAAATTCGAGCAACTTACATATCTTAGCCCTCTCGATATTAAACTCAAGAATGCAGATGGTGCGACAGTTATTATTAAATATCGCCTAGATGAAAAAATCAAAAAAGATGTGCTACTTACGCATATTACACAAATATTCAAAGAACATAAACTAAATAGTGATACTGATTGTATTATTATTATGAATGTGTGCCGTGTACTACAAAAAGCTGGTGCCAAAGATGATTCGGTTGTCGGGCTAGTTAATCTTGCCTACCTAGATGGCATTTTTGCGCAAATATTCGGGCTTGAGAATTTCATGTTTAATATTAGTCAGCATGTATTTGTTCCTAGACATACAATTCTTACCCAACCCGAAGTTACTAAACTTATGAAAGACCAAAATTGTCGCCTAGAAGATCTACCAAAGATTAAGCGTGAAGACCCGATGGCTAAATACATTGGTATGCGGCCCAAACAAGTTGCCCGGATTGAATCTATCAATGCAACTACTGGTGTAGGGACTAGCTACCGGGTTTGTGTACGGGAATAACCCAGAAAGCCCTATCGTGCTTTCCGCCAATAAAAAAATGTTTTATTTTTCAGTTGATACTATTTAGAGAACACCACTTAAATTACACAAAATGAGCTGTTTGCTAACTATATGTCTAGGTAAATTATTTATGCCAAAGACGCAAGTATTTGAAAACAATGAAGAAAATGAAGACACTCCATCATTATATGATGATATTCGCGATACCGTAGTATTTAAACTTAAAGTGGCAAAGAAATCACGGAATTTAAAAGCGGAGATGAAAACCCGAGAATTGGAACGGCAAAAACGACGTGAAAAAATAAATAAAATAGCTATTGCAAAATAATTGGCTAACCTAGATGTTGAATTCCTGTGCTAGGCTAATTTATTTTTAACAAAAACGGTCTTATACTGCAAATAACAATCCATGCCCGCCGACCTTGGGTGGTAATAGTTCTTTATTCAATTGGTCGTTTTCCCAATCGAGATAGACTAAATTGGCATTAGTGAGGAAGCGGGTTTTAGCGGTTTCATGTGTTTGTGGCAATTGATCGGGAATAACCATACTTGATGTATGAAACCTATCATCATTGGGCTCTATACCATGTCCGCCAGGTGGGGAATATGGTTGTCCTAGCGAATCAACTAATGCATAATCCCGGCAACTACCACTTGGTCGGATACAAAGGCCTTCTACCTGTGTTTCAGCCCGGTTCATTTTAATAATATTCCGGCCAAGCAAAAATAGTAATGCTAGGACTAAAACCAGCCCAACTGTAAATTCTATATTTGAAAGCATTATATATTGATTTCTTATTTATTTTTCTAATCCGGTTTTATTTTCAGGACTTATGTAATTTAATAGATATACCGAATTAAAATGAATCGTAAAGTAGTTTTTTAATTGAAAAATATACAAAAAATGATTTATAGTGTCCTAGCTATGACTTAATATTTCAATCTACGATAAAATAAAATATATTTCACCGTTTCAAAATGATTTCTGAAGCAAGTGCAAATAGCAACGTTCAGTGTCTTTGTGCTAGCGCTCATAATATCGGTAGTCTGCACCAGTTTTGCAAGACCCGACAAATTGATGATTCAACTCTATGTAACCAACGTCAACGTTTGGAGGCCCGTATTTTAGCTAAGCTAGGTTGGTGGATGTCTTCGACCAGTAAGACTGACAAGGAAAAGGTGAGTTGGGTTGCTTACCTAGAGGAAAATCAGCTTACTAAGATGGACCCAGCTACTCAGACAGCAATTACTGATAGCACCGAAGACTGGTTGATTGCTATGCGTGCCATTGAGAATTCATATGTCCTGCTGCGCAAGAATGCCGACCTCCAGGACAAGACACCACCAGGCGACTTGGCATTCATTGGGTGGGTTGCATCGGAAGTGAATGGCGGACCCGGATTGCGTGTTGTTGTGAATGATGATACAAGTGCCCGATGGATTACATGGGACCGAGTTGCCAGAGATGGTGTCTATCCGATGTCAATTACTGGAAAGCCTAGTTGTTATGGCATGCCACCCGGGGCAAACATGACCGGATACGAACTTGGGATGGATTAAAACCCAGGTGGCAACGCCCATGAACCACTTGCAACCCCATCCAATTGTTCTAACCCCAATTTAGCCAAATCATCATCAGATGAAGGCATAATAGTTACTTTTTTCACATCGCCACCTGATGCACCACCACCAGCCATGGCGAATGGCGGCGGTTGGTTACTTGCCGGCAGCGGTAGAAGGGGTGGTGGTATATCACCTGGGAGACTAAAGGAAACCCTAGAACCAGCTCCTGATTGTGCTGCTGGGGATGCACCAGATTGGAATACCGAACCAGGGTGTGCTGCTATAGAATTAATACCAGATGTGTAGCCACCACCCGATTGCTGATTTACTGGTGCAGATGCAGCCATCGGCATATTAACAGGCTCCAGACCGAATTCACCTCCTAGCTGAGCTAACGGATCTTCTGATTCTGCCTGGTGAATAACGGACGGTACATCACCAGGCGGTACTACTTTATCTTGAGATGCACCACCACCATCTTGCATCCCACGTGGTATAAAATTAAATTCCTTAGACTGTTGTACCGTACCTGTTGCTTGTGGTGGTGCAGTGACTGGTGCAAGCGCCACAGCACCTAGACCTTGAGTTACACTGGTTACCAATGGTGTATGTCCTGCAGCAGTCATATCTCCACCTAAACCACGGACATTTATTGGATGAGGAACCTCTTCCCGGGCACGGAAAATGAAATCTTCAGGGCGATCAAGTGCACTAGGGTCATGACCTTCATCGCCATCACTAGCATAACCACCCGAGCCAGTATCAATTCCAGCAGCTTGCAGTCTTGCGCGTTCCCTTGCATCTGCATCAGCCTCAGCAGTTTCTTCGTCAATCTCCTCAAGTTGTTCTACCAAACTCTTTTGTAGCAATTCGCGGATATCGTTACTTTCCTGGTCGATAATGTCATTCAAACTTATAATTACATCATCCAAATCAGCCTGTCCATCGGCCTCTGCAAGCATTCTTAGACGTTGTGGCTTCAACTTCAAGCTCAAACCAAGACCGTTCAATTCCTGGATAACCAGTTTCATAGCATACGGAATTTGAACTCGGTAGAAATCGCGTTGTACCCGGTCACGTGTATTTAACCCTACTATGTATTGATTCCCGGCTGAACTACCCTCTTGTAAATGATAACTCATAGGTCCATCAGTTGCCGGGTCAAAATACAGGTTTTTCTGTGGATTACCGACACTAATTTCACCACTGGCTGCACTAATGAATATAATGAACTTATCACCTCGTACCATATCACGTTCATTGATAAACCCGAATGCACCGTGACTAATCAAACAATCACGTTCCATCTCACCTATTTTTATACCACCACCATTTGCCCGCCCGCTTACTACCTGGCGTTCACGGACAGTATATGCACCACCAGGTACAGGGACACCATCTTCACGGATACCAGGTAACCTATGATTAATCTTATCAGCGACCATATATTTCAACCGTTGGTAATAAATCGGTCCCATGAAGATACTAGCCGACATTTGTTCCCCATAAGTACCATTATATAACACACGGTCTCCATAATGAGTCAACCCGAATTTGTCAGCTAGGACTTCATTAATGCGTTCTATATCAAATGCCTCCATAGTCCCTGCAACACCAAACATACCCATTTCTACTGCCAATGTCCCAAATAGGATTTCAGTTAGCTGGTTAAGAGTCATACGCTTGGGGTAAGCACTAGGATGGATAAGCATATCAGGTACTATTCCGTCGTCGGTGAAAGGCATGTCTTCACGTTGTAAACATAACCCAAAAGTCCCTTTTTGTCCGTTACGACTAGCGAATTTGTCACCAATTTCGGGTTTACGATATTGGCAAGTCCGGATTTTACATAGGCGTTCGCCTGCCATATTGGTTTGACAAGTGAATACCTTGTCTACATAGCTACCTATATTATCATGTTTCACTTGATAACTAGCATCAGAATAGGTTACTTCGCCAAATTCATCTTTGGACTTAATATATTTACCCATTAGGACTGCATTTTCGGAAGTCAAATATGTCCCTTCTTTTACGAACCCGAATTTATCCAAATTTTCGAATTCCTTTTTTTTGGGCTCTAGGTCGGGTGGATATTCAGGTACTTCCGAGCGGTATAATGGGTTATAAAACCGCTCTTCTAAACCGCTCTTCTTATCCACTTTTTCATAATCTTCATACATTTTATAATAGGATGAATTGAATTGTCCCATATCAATACTAGTGCTATTTCCACAAATTGAATCTTCCTGGTTATATCCATTGTAATACACGACAGCAACAATGATATTTTGCCCGGTACCAATCTTATCATGGTGAACTTGTTCGTTCAACCGGCCATGTATAATGGCACGTTCCGGATTATGAAGTAAATGGGCTGAAGTGTCTATACGATGCATAAAATTAGTGGCATATGTACTAACTGCTTGTTTGGGGTGCTTACTACTACCTACACCTAGATATTTACCACTCTGACCCAAATCACTCAGTGTACTAATCTGTGCTGATGCTCCTAAAATCATAATAGGGTGGATTTCCGCATGTGTGTATGTGCGGACAATACTAGTCTGCGGTGGTGAATATTGTAATGTCAACATACATGTATCACTTTCTTGAATATCAATATATTCAATTGCTGCTTGATTAGCCCGGAGCTTCATGTCTAATTCAGGGTCTGTGAATTCTAGTCCTAGCAGTGAAAGTGGTGATACTAGGTAATCGGTGAATCGGGTTTTACGTCCGTCTTTCCTAGACAAGCGGCTAAAACACAAATCGGTAAATGTCTTTTTTCCATCAATAAGGTCTTTAACGTCGCCTGGGGTAACTAATAGGTCATTGTTTTCAAATATATATAAGGGTCGGACTAAACGGCCACCGTCGCAACTAATCATGATTTCATCACGTTCTGTGTACCATGCAATACTTGTGAATGCATTAATCAAGCCATTGCGGCGCATGAGGCGAAAGAGCTGGACTAGGAGCTGTGGTTGAGCTACACAGCCAATCCATGCACCGTTAATGAATACCCTGGTGTTTTGCCACAAATCAAATTTGCCAATATTCCTGATGGGAGTGCAGCCCAATTTGTAACAGAGTTCCTTTAGTTGCCCGGTTGGGTAACCAACTGAAATGGTCGTCATAACTGACATGGCTTTACGGAGACCTACACTTTGACCTTCCACTGATTCGCAAGGGCAAATATAACCGAATTGTGTTACATTAATGCGACGCTGGTCTTCTTGGACCATACCTTCTGCTGGGTCACTAATACGCCGGATATGGCTACTAGCGCTGAAGTAGTTTAAGCGGTCAATTTGCTGGACAACACCCTTTTTTGTCCCAATAGTGCCGTGTTTTAAACTACCGCCAAATAGTTCATTAAATACATTATAATCGAATATTTCACGGTATGTATTTTCATTGATAAGTCCTAGAATCTTTTCACCGCTAAATTCTTGTCCGTCAAATTCATATTTACGTTTGATATTTCTAATAGCAGCATAAATGACTTGGTGAATGCTGTCTTTGAATAGGACGGAAAGTAGATAGCCACCTGTGTCGATACGTTTGTTAATGAAACTATCACGGATAGTATCAATCTCCAGCCCGAGATGATAGAGTAGAAGGCGCCGGACCATATATGCCAGATAGCAAGCTTTTGCGTAATGGTCACGCCCTACATGCGGTAGCAAGTTTTCAGTAATAGTGTCATATAAGAAACTGAGCCGGTTGAGTTTATCCTTAGTCATATCATTGAGTCGGTTGTTCTGGATATTTGTCTGGCTACGGCTAACAAGTGGTTCTAGGAAGGCTTCCGCAGTTTGCTTAGTATAAACACCTAACCGGCGGATATAACGGTCTTGTGTGGATGGTCGCAGGAGTTCAGACAATGACCTTCCTAGTTCGGTATCTAGGTCTCCACATATCATTTGAATAATCTCGGCGTCAGATTCAATACCTAGTAATCTGAAAATAATGAATACTGGAGTGTCACGTTTTTCTTTTGCACCATCAAAAATATGTTGATCGCTAATGAAAGGATTTTTCTGACCTAGACGTAGTGTAATCGCGCCAGTCATTTCCATTTGCAATTTATTAGTACGGGCATGTTCAAATGCTTCATCACTGAGCGATTTAACTTCTACGGTTTTAGTATATTTATTGTCATTTACCTCACTAAAGAATAGTGTGTTTTCGGCTTTGCTCTCCAAACTCATAATGATTTTTTCACGGCCATCCAAGATATAATACCCACCGAATTCAAATTCACTTTCACCAAACTCAGGGAGTGCAGCTGACGGGATTTTATTCAAAACACATAAGTTACTACGCATCATAATAGGGATTTTGCCTAGGTAGTTATTTTTGAGAAAATCGGCATTAGGGATGGGCTGCTTATCTAGGATGATTTTATCACCTTTCTTCATGGTTATCTCCAATTCTATATCATAAAATACATCAGCCGCATAGGTTAAGTTCTTAAGCCGGGCCTCATTCGGATACATCGCACGCATATTACCTGTCACATGATCTAGGATAGTCGGTGGGCAAATCTTATAACGGTCACCTGATTTTCCGGCGACATACAATTCAAATTTATAGCTTATTTCAGGGTCCTCCTTATCAAATAATATAGCCGTGCCCGAATTCTTATTCTTAAATGCTAGTGGGATACGATTGTTAATAAAGTCATTATAAATATCTATTTGGAATTGAGCTTGCCAATCTGGGTACTCTCGCATATATGAATCAATTACTTTCCATGTATCTTCGTCCATTTTTTAGTTATAAATATATATTAAGTGTACTGCTTGACGCTGGTGGCAATGTATTTTTAATAATTCAATAGATATATTTTAATTGTTTTAGTCTTGAGAATAGGAATTAGTTTCAAGTTAAAAAACACAAATTTAAAAATTTAAACTAAATGCACTATGAATACACTATGAATGCACTATGAATGCTGCTATAAAAATTAAAAAGGGGGAGATGAACTATTTTGATTGAAATATCTATTAGCAGTTTTGCCTGCTTGTACTGCACTACTCATCGGGGTTGTAACTATTTTGAAACACCGTACCATTTCAGCCCATAATCCTTCGTAATATTTGGAATAGTATGCAGCTTGAACGTCAACATGTTGAGACAACCTAGATACATGATTACCATAATTATCATTACTTGCAATGAATGACCCTGGATTACTCAACCAAAGGTAAAGTGTTAGCAAATCATCATCTTGCCCGCGTGGTGTATAAATTACTATTCTATTACTAGGCACTAATGGTTGAATTTTGTTACGATGGCGTTCATTGAATATACATACTGGTATGATATATCTAGGGTCGAGGTTATGTAGTTGTCGTCCAGCACTCATCAAACTGCTTATACGACCGTACACCAAGTCTGCCAGGGTCATTTGATATTCTGGTAGACATAAAAATTGCCGTAGAAGTTCCAAATTTACACCACCTGTTGTTTTTACATATTCATCTGCGTAAAACCAATTTCGGCCATCAATAAATACAATTAAATTTCGGATTTGCGGTGTATCTGGATATACCCATGAAATTTCAGACCGTGCATGTTCTATACACTTTATAATCCATTGATTTTTATGTGTAGGTGGTATAAGAAATGACCTGAGCCTTGAAATTTCGCGTTTATGTATAGTCGTAAACTTCCATGCTGTCCTAGACACTGAAAAAAGATAGCTAGGTATGAAATATTTTTTTAAAGTAATATATATGTTAGTAATCATCTGCGCGCCAAATTTGGCTCCTAGATCAGCAGCTATTTGAATACTGATTTGTATAAGTGACTCATTCATCCAATAACTTGAATAATTTTTATATACCCATCCAATGAAGTCAGTAAGTGATATAACTAATACATTGGCAACTGCTATACCTGGTTGCAATAAATCAATAGCTGCACGTTTAATTATTCCGATTGATGCATCTAATAATCCTTGTTTAACAACCTGTTTACTGTTAGGTCTATTTACTAATTCTTTAGTTAATTCCCGGGTTATTTGCACGATTTCAGTATGTGCTAACTGAAATGGAAACCCTGATTTATTCATTCTATCAAATAATAATCCAATAGTTGAATTGTTGAATAGTTTAAATGGATCCGCGCCAGTTTCAGGTGTTATAAGATCTGCAATAAATGCCAACTGATCGCTAATAAAATCATGCACTGTTGTCAATGCAGCCTGTGTACCTGGTAGAGACTGCTGCTTATTATATTGTTGTGTTGTTGAAGTGTATTGTGTATTAGTTATTACATTATCAATATTGATACATAAGTAATTATCATATACACGTTTAACAATCATTTGATGATTTGTAGAAGGTGTATAATATTCTGGTTGTAGGATAGAATATGTGGAACTATTAGATTCATTTGCCGATAAAGTATTGCTACGGTCAATTGCCTTATTATGTAATGAACTTGGTAGATTTGATGTCGTTAAACTACGGCTACTTGTAAGTTGGGGACTTATAGACAAATCTACTACACTTGGATGAATAGTACTGGGTTGTTCTGTCAATGGATGCATAGGTGACTGCATAGGTGACTGCATATGTGACTGCATAGGTGACTGCATAGGTGACTGCATAGGTGACTGCATATGTGACTGCATATGTGACTGCATAGGTAGATTATTGAAAGTATTTTGACTATCCAATCTATATCTGCGGATATTTTGGGGTTGCCCGGGAATATTTACAGGCAAGGAATGTGGTTCATTTATCGTTCGTGTTGATTCGGATTCTTCTTCCTGTATAGATGTCGTTATATTTGTATCATCTGCGTGCGTACGATGGTAATATTTCATATTTAATTTTTCTAATTCTTCATAGTAAAAATCGAGGAATCTATATTTATTTATGTGGATTACATTTTCGTCAATTTGCATCTGCCAATATGGCACATGGATTGCATTATTTTTATACGACATTGTTTGAATTAAGTTAATAGATGTGAGTATTCGTATTTGAATTAAGATATAGTGTTAAAAATAATATTATATAGTAGCCTTAAGTTTATGTTGCTATGTACCGTTAAGTACCGTCAAGTACCGTCAAGTACCGTTAAGTAGAGGTTAGTATGGTATTTAAGACCATACTAGGCGGTAGCACCTAACGCAGGCGGTGTTTCTTAATATACCGATTAGTAAGTAATTGCACCAATGTATTTTTTTGGTTCTTTTTACCAGTTTTAGGATTATATGTTGGAATACCACTTTCTAGTGCGAGTGCTTGGATGTCTGCTAATGTATATTGTGAATAATCATAATTCATAATACAATTAGTTTTCTTTGGCATAAATTGGAATGCAGGTTGTTTACGATTGGCCTGCATAACACGGAAAGCCATATTTCTGCATATACCATACGGTTTGAGTTTTTTCTGAGTACGTACCTGCATAAGGCAATTGCAATATTTACGTTGACCCCGATTTAACCTAGATGTTGCTAAAAACATAGATTGTTGTGGTTGTTGTTGTGGCTGTTGGTGCTGCTGAGATGTTTTAGGTTTAGTTTGTGTAGTTTTGACATATGTGGTTATCACATTCCCTGCCGCGGTACTAGGTTGTTTTTTCCGGGTTGGCATAGTCTGACAGGGTAATTTGATATAAATACATTATTTTTTTTTTTACATTTTTTTTTATTTTTTTGTTTTTTTTTTTGCTTTTTTTTTTTTTTTTTTGTTTTTTATTTTGTTTTATATTTTATGTTTTGTGTGCCGTCAAGTACCTAATTTAAGACCACCCTATTCGGGTGGCAAATAGGTACTTGACTAGTGGAGGTTAGTACCGTCCTGAAATCACCATGCAGTGCAGGATTGGATTAATTTATAGCACACATTGCACTAAAGATTGAGTGTGTGTATTTACATGGTGGTAGAAATGTCCTAGATGCCGTGCGTCACTCAATACTGGAATAGATAGTATGAAACAAATTTCGGTATCGTTGTCAATTAAATTCCATTTGACGTCCATTTTCTGGCATAAATTATTAATAAGAGTTAGTCCAATACCCATATTGTTTTTTGATTTAATAGGTATAGACGGCTGTATAGTGGTTTTAGCCAATACTGAGCTTGTGTCTCTGTAATCTACAACTAGGTTATATTTATCAATAACCGATTGTGCCAATTTACTCTTACGCCAATTTACTGTTTCCATATTACGGCAACCTATTTTATTAACACTTGATGTGCCTATTTTATTTGAAATCCGTAATTGGATTTCATTCCCACTGATAATAATTTTAAACTTGTTGTCCGTATCATGTTGCAGTTTATCCGTACATGACTTGCCTATCACTGAATTAGAATCTAAATGTCCGTATATATTTTTAAAGATATTATTTAGTATAATTTTCATGTAATTGGTATTAACACAAACATAATGCGTAAGTATATAATTTGTGTCTAAGTTTTCAATGGGCCAATCAACGCGGACAGGTGCAAACATAAAATAGGTTTGATTAATTAATTCTAGTTGTTGTTGTATATAAGAGTTAAAAGTAGTTAATGGTATTTTTTCTAGTGATATCAATTGGTTGTAGTTTGTTATATTTTCATTATACAATGTATCAATAATATCTATGCTGTTATCCACTTCATTAAGAATAATATTATTAAATTTGTCAATATCCAATACTGAAACAATACCATTTTGCCGAATGTGTCGGCGTATCTGGTCACCTGATAATTTGATGGCATTTAATGGGTTTATTAGTTCATGTCTCAATTGTGCTGCTGTTGTAGATGTTACTATTGTCATATTATCGGCATTTGTTTTAAAAACCATGTTGGCTTTGTTAATAGTAACATCGATTCCCAATCTAGTATCTTCTGTGTGAGTGGATAATAATTGATTATGAACTGTAAATGCTACTAGTAAAGAATGGTATTTACCATATGTTGAATAACTTATTTCAAAATACCGACCTAATTTATTTGATGAGTTATGTGTTCCTAGCAGATATTCATTTAAGAAATTGCCATTATTTGAGAATTTATACGTAATACCATCTGGCGCATGTCGCTTAATTGCCATAAGAAATGAACTTAAGTCGCCAAATTGTGCTGGTGATGGTTTAATTGCTTTCGCCCAATTATAAATATTATTTCCTGTTGCCGCCACTTTATCGGGAATTAATACCTCGCCAGTTATTAAGTCAAATATTCTTATTATTTCATATGTCCCCGGCTTGAATAATATAATAATTTGTTGCTGTTGTTTATCTGTTGAACTATTCATTCGATTATGACGTATATGTAGATTATATGCAATTTATATGTAAATTATATATAAGTTTTTAGGAATAGCACCTAGCAGCTACTAATTTATGAAATGGCAAGAATTTAATTATACAAAAAAATAATAACTAATATTGTCTAGTGGAGGTTAGTACCGTTAAGTACCTTATTTAAGACCACCCTATTCGGGTGGCAAATAGGTACTTAACTAGTAGAGTTTAGTATGGTCTTAAATACCATACTAGGCGGTATTGTCTTAAATACCATACTAGGCGCTATCTGCAACCTCGCTATCACTTTCACCATCTGATGGTGGTAATTCACGAGTTCCTTGTTGAGGTGCAATAGGACGTGCATTTGATTGTTTCTTAGATTGTTGTCGACCTGCTACAGATACTTGTTTAGCATATTTTGGATTGTCATTACGTTGTCTAGCGGATAGTGAATTATAACCACCACGCCGGTCTTCACTATATTCTTCATTCATCATGCGTGCATCAAGGCCCTCACTATTATATTCATATTCTTCTTCTTCTTCTTCACTTGCATTATATTCTTCGTCAAACTCAATACCATCACCTGCATCAATACCATCTACTTTTGTTGCACCTGTTCCCGATTTATTACCGGATTTCTGCATTTTAAGCGAATATAACTCAATAAGTGGTTGGATTTTAGAATATTCCTGTTGCACACGTTTTAGGCCTCTTAGTTCATCTTCATTGTATTTATGGAATATATCCACTTTTCCTGCCTCAAATTCACGTTCACAAATGAGTACTACATCCCCACGTAGGAATCGTTTACACCATTTTCGGAGGCTATTGCGGATAAATCCAACAGCAGTAATGGTTTCCATTTGACTGGATGAAAATTTGGCCGGACTCAGAAACTTAACAGTTGCCGTGCTACCACCAAATGCTTCAATAATTCCATATCTTTGGGCGCCACTGTCATCTGCGAAAATGAGTGGGCGTTCCACACGCTGACCCGAATTCTTTCCCTTTTTAGCTTTGTTTCCTCCAGTAGTGTTCTTAGGCATCTTTGTAATTAACAAATAATAACTTTGGTTCTATACCTAATAATAATATAAATCCTTAAAACGTTTTTTCAATTTGTTTTAAATGAAATAGTCTAATTTTTTAGAAAGGGAATAACCTTTCAGTATCCATCTTACAAACCTTCTTAAGTGTTAGCACTCTATACGTGTAATAATTAAGTAATAAGTAGATGAACCCAAAGAAGAATGCGAATATTGCTGCACCTAGTTTTGTTGGTACTGATGCATGTAGGTTACAATTCAATGCGACACTTAAGCCTAGAAAGTTTAGTGTTAATACTATGAATAGAATACTCAGCTTGAGTGTAACACTTAGAAAATTATTAATTTGGTCTGATGCAGTATATGATTTATTTATACTTTTTTTCGCATTTTCTCGTAAATTAAGTGATTTAGCTATATCTGCCATATGATATATGATATGATATGATATATACTATTGGTTTTTTTTATGGTCCTAGCTATGCTTTTATTTTATAAGTATATTAGTTTCAGTTGCCAACAAACTATTTGTAGGTCTAGGACATACCGGTGACTGATTTATATTCTCGTAGATAGAACTGACAAAACAGGTAAGTGATCCGAAGCTGGATATATAGCCGCATCATGGTTAATGCCCTTCTGGGGTATGATGTTATTAACTAGGAATTTAAGATTATCCGAAGCAAGTACATAATCACCATATGCGAAATCTTCATGATTTGGACGAGTACGGATTTTTGAAGAATTGCCTACTGGAGCACAACATGAATAAGTTGGCGGCTTATGTGATTGATTACTAACATTCATATTACTGCCTGCAGCTCCAGTCAATGGTTTAAAACCGCGCCATAATTTAAATTTTCCGTGGTCGTTTGTATCACCCATGAATAGGATAAATGGATTTTGTCCTAGCTGTAACTTACCTGAATTACTATCTGTGGTAGGTTCGTAAATTCCTGCATCTAGACAACCATCTTTTTGAAATTTATTATACATTTTTACAGTATTGCTATTCAATGCTGCTTGGATTACATTGGCCGACCCGCTATGGCTATTATGGAGATTGATTACAATTAATTCCCTGCCGAGGTCGCGACACCAGAACTGGATGATTTGGAATGGCCTACCATTACCTATATCTCCTAGCACCACCTGTTTGAGTTCGAATCTGGATTTGTTATAAATGGTACAAAGCTCAGCAAGGGCACCGGTATCAGTCCGGGTTTGATGATGTATGTATCCTAGATTCGTAAATCCAGCAGTTTTCGCTTCTGGGTGACTACGAAGGCCATCATAAACTAATCGCCAGTAAGTAGCCTCTTGTAGTGCTAGGATATCACACTTCCCATTTTTTGTATTTTTAGTAAAGCCTAATGCGATATTACTAATAATATTTGTAGCACATTGGTGTTGACCGGTTTGTATGCGAGTCCGCATGCACTTCAATGCTAGGTATTCAGCTGTTCTGTCATATTGACTTTTCTCATTTGCAGTCATACAACCCCAACAAAGATTATATGTCATTACATTTATTTCAGATTTTCTATGATTTATAGTATTATATGTAATTGACCTATACATAGTTTTATGCCTAGGCATAGATAATTTAGTTAATTTCCTAGTTTTTGTCATACACTTTGTTATTTGCCGGTTTTACAATTCGTAAATAAAAAAATGAGTCCTCTGGACTAGGCAATATTCACCGAATATATGTGATACCGCATAGTATGGTATCGCATAGTATGTTATTTAAGACCATACTAACCTCTACTAGTTAAGTAAGGTACTTAATGGTACCGTAAGCCTTACGATTCTGAGGCCAAATCCGAGTAAGAATTATAGTGCTAGGAAATAAATATAACCATATCTAAACAAATAATAGATAACCTAGCATAACAAGACTTAAGATAGCCAATCTAATAATAAAATGCCAGGAGGAGAAATACAACTTGCAGCACAAGGCGCCCAAGACATATACTTAACTGGTGACCCAAAGATGTCTTTTTTTAAATCGGTTTATGTCCGCTATACTTATTTTGCCACCCAACTAATTGGTCTCGATGATGACAATACTTCTAATACACTGAATAGTTACGACCAGACAATGATGATGTCATTTAGAGTGCCACGTAATGCCGATTTACTTAAAGATGTTTACATCCAATTCCAATTACCCAATATTTATTCCAGTGCTGAAAAACAATTCCAATGGATACGTCGGATTGGAGAATATCTAATTCTGGAAGCCCGTGTGGTCGGAGGTGACAGTCGTGTTTATAATCGTATTCGATGTGAATTATTACATATTCATGCGGAAACTAATACATCGGCGGATAAAAAGCCACAGTACTATTCGGATATCGGACATATACCTGAGTTAAATGACCCGGCAAATGCACCTCAAGCAGGTGGTATATATCCTGCGCGGCCTAAACCTGCTAATGGCGATACTGGTATACCTAGTATTCCTGCATGGACGCTTACTGTCCGAATACCTTTTTGGTTTGGGACTAGTGGCACCGCATTGCCACTTATTGCACTCCAACGGATGGATTTCCGTGTGGAATTCGATATACGACAGCTAAATCAATGTTTTACTGTGATTGATACTAATCCACTCAGCCCTACTTTTCAGACCCGTATCCGACCAGTGGATAATACTGATTTCTTAGGAACTTTTGCACCAGCTGCAGTCGGTGACGCTTTGCCTAATAGTTCAGTTAGGGTATGGGGAAATTATGTGTTCTTAGACCGGGAAGAACGGAAACGTTTCGCACTTACCGAACATACATACCTAATGCGCCAATACCAATATTATAATAATGAAACCGGAAATGACTTTAATGGCACATATAACCTAGACCTGCGAAATATAAATCATCCTATTACACAGTTTTGGTTCTTCGCACGTCGGCGGGATAATGAATTAAGTAATCAATGGTCGAATTATTCTTTATGGGAATGGGATACAAACCAACTTGCCAATCCATTAGCTCCAAATGGATTTTGGAGTGAATATAACAATCAATTCACCCTACCTAGCACAACACAGGGTGTCCCGCAGACTCTACAAACATCTGACCCTGTCACAAGTGCTGAATTGATTTTCAATTCAAGTAGTCGGTTTGACCGTACTGGCATTGAGTTCTTCAAGATTAATAGGGGCCAACATAATGCATCAGATAGTTCATATGAATTGGCAGGTATATATTGTTATAGCTTTGCATTGGATAATTATAAGTATCAACCAAGCGGTACAGCCAATTTTAGCAGAATTGGTAAAAAAGAATTACGTTTGACATTTAAGGATTTGAATGATTTAGTTAGTTCACAAGGATTTCCATATACACGGTCTTATAGGGTTATGTTAATAGGCGAAAATATTAACTTCTTCCGTATAATTAGTGGTTTAGCAGGCGAGGAGTTTTCCAATTAAAAAAAAATATCGGCAACACTCATACCACATAGTATGGTATTTAAGACCATACTAGATGGTACTTGACGGTACTCTCACTTTCAAACTTTGACACTTAATCAAAGTAATACTGTTCGTAAAAATCTTGCATGTCATCATAAGCTAGCAAGTCCTCATCTTCTTCTGACACATTTTCACAAAGTGTGTGAATGTTACATGAACTGTATCCGTGATTGTTGTAGTTCTGGTAGAGCCGGTCATTATAGTCATACTCCATCATCAACCTCTCAAATAATGCATCGTCCTCGTCCTCTTCCTCTTCCTTCTCCCCATAGTACATGTTGTCTGCCTCCTCATTTGTGTACTTTGTCTCATCCTCTCCGTAGATCTCTACAGGGCATCTTTGGAGAACATAGTCAGAGTCTCCAGGCTGTGACTCACGGTCTGTCTCAGACGAAAAATCCATGCAAGAGACCTTATTATTTGGCTCATCACCAATCACTGAAAATACAGTAGGCAACTCCTCGCTCATGCAAGAGGGCAACTCCTCGCTCATGCAAGCAGTTGTTGTTCTGAATGCTGCATCAATGAAGGGCTTGTCAAGCGCTACTACTTCAATATTTAGTGGGTTTGTAAGTATCGCACTGTTGATTACTTTTACCATCCTGTTTTGCAGGGTAGCATGCATCAATCCAGTCTTCGACCTTCGTGAAGACAATCGCATACTCTTTGCAACAGCTGACTCCATCAAATCTCTCAATGTTCGTGGAGGATTAGTCATACCGACTGACATCGTATTGTTTTGACTCATTGAAAACATTTTGAAATGTTTATAAATTGTGGTTATAGTTTACAATGTTTAATAATAACAATTATTGATAAAAAAAAGTGAAAAATACTAAAAACACATCACTAGTGGCTTGTCAAAATTTATAAATATATTGTTTCCGTGGTATTTGTTTACGTGAAATTTTAAATTTCTGGAAGATAGAATGTTTCAAAACTTCTTTAGGAATTGCATTATGGCTGTCCCTTGCTAAATTAATATATAAACTAAAATCAACAGGTGAATGCACATGGTTTATACCATATTTATCAGTAGCCCAGCCATTAAGCATATTAGCCAATTCGGGCGCATCGGGGATATTATTAGTAACATAATGAGTTAAAATAGTTGATAATAATGCTAAATCAAAGCTAGGATTCGGGCGGGGTAATTTATTGCCATTTTCATCAAAACTAGGTTCATTATAAATACCTTCAGCATTAGGCATAGCATATTGTTCGCCTGCATCATTATCGGGTTCAAATGCATCACTAACAATCCATTTGTCATTAACGTACAAAGTTGCTCTGGCAAAATCAATTATCTTGGCAATTTTATGAAATGTCGGAATACGATAATAGTTACCGTGAATTGAGTAATATAGGTATTTTTGAGGAGTACTTTGGAACATAATATTACCTGCATGCAGATCATTATGTACGAATCGGAACTCTTTGTTTGCTACAGCTAGGCCAAATGCTACCTGAAATAAAACAGACAGTAATTCTTCGCATGTCATAGGACGTGGTGAATTCATACTATCATCCAATGACCCAATCATTTTTTCCATAAAACTAAGTGAAACCGGGTAATTGGCGAGTTTTAAATAAAATAATTTATTTTCGAATTTTTTCTCTAGTAGAATATCATCAGGTTTCAATGTATCTATGTCAATCTCATCTAGGTCTTCGAATTCAATTCCCGTAGTCCTAACACTTGATTTTTTAAGGTCATCTTTTGGTTTATATTCATCCATCCCAGTTAGTTTCCCAGTTGCAATAAATTCATCAACATCTGTGTCATCTAATAGGGTTTCAAAATCTGCAACTACCGCATCAATCTTGGCCTGAAATGGTTTAATTTCTTCGTCTGTCGGCATTTCATTAATAGGTATTTTGATATCCATATCTTCTGACCTCAAAATTTCACGTCCTGAGTTGGCATATGCGCTAATATCAATATATAATATTTCAATCTGTTCTTCTTCTAGTAACTCATTAAACCAATCATACCCTGAATACTCGTGTATTTCATCTGTAATATTATGGTAATATTCAGGAATAATACCCTGCACTGCACCAAAATAATATGGGAATGCAGGGCAACGTCCTAGTTCCGTTAATTTACTTAGACTATATAAAGCAAGTGTTTCCACATGGCTTGTATTGTGTATTGAATTTAATTTATTGAATACCTGTTTGGAAGTAGGGTCAGGTAAAAGTATATTACTAATAGTGCCAGCTTTTACAGATGTGAATAAATCTGGATATACTTGAGGGTCAATTGCTTTAAGTGGTTCAATTAATGGCGCTTTCTTGCAAAATATAACTTGATGGTATGTCTGGACTTTTTGTTTATGGATTTTTCGTAATGTAGCCATTAAACTAAAACAGTTGTCAGTATTATCATTTTTATCTGCTTTCCGAACTTGGTCAAAAAATTTGGTTTGTTCTGCTAGAGTTCTTGTATTTTCAAGTTGTTCTTGTGAAAATTCTTCATCTGGCATATCTAGGTTGTTATTTGCCAATAAGTCATACTCACTCATAATTGATTCACCATCTAAACTCCCTAATGTGTCATTTGACTCTGCACTTTCCGAAGAACAATCAGTCCATTCATCATCTTCAACTACTTTTTCCGCGTCTGTTTCTGCCTCTTCCTCAACTACTTTTTCTGTTTTGTTCGGTTCCACTTGTGTTTCTGCTTCTGTTCCTGCTTCTGCCCCAACTACTTTTTCTGATTTTTTCGGTTCTACTTGTGTGTCTACTGGTTCAGATGCGTTAGCGACTGGTTCAGATGCGTTAGCGACTGGTTCAGATGCG